TACTATTGTACCATTGCAATGAATGGTTCAAACATCGACATGAACAAAAACCAGCTTTTAGAGCCGGTTATTGAAAATGCAGCTTCCGCACCATCATCACCAGTTGAAGGGCAGATGTATTATGACACAACTGCTGGTGATAAAACAATGTACTTCTATAATGGAACTGCATGGGTAGAAATGGACGGATCTGGTTCTGGTGTTACAAGTGTTAACACAACAGATGGTACATATATTAATCTTACTCCTAATTCTGCAACTTCAGGTGCAGTAACTGTTACAGCTGAACTTTCAGCAACAGGAACACCTAGTGCTACTAAATTCCTTAGAGGTGATAACACATGGGCTACTCCTGCTGGAGCTTACTCAAACTGGGTAATTGGCGCTGATGCAACTAGTGGTACTAACACAGTAGCTGATGGTCAAACCGCAACTTTTACAGGAGGTACAGGTATTGATACATCAGTATCAACTAGAACTATAACATTTAGTCTAGATCTTAACGAATTAAGTACAGTAACTGCTGTAGCGGCAGATTTTGTATCAATAGTAGATGCTACTGATAATTCTACTAAAAAAGCATTAATTAGCGATATTGTTGCATTAGCTCCTCAAGGAGATGTAACAGGTGTTGCAGCTGGTGATGGTATTGTTGTTACAAACTCAAGTGGTCCAATACCTACTGTAGCTGTTGATTACGCTGGAACTGATAACGTAATACTTGATTCTGGTTCTGCTGCGTCAGGAACATTATCTACAAGTGATGTTATAATGTTTAGCCAAAACTCAACAAACGATGTTAAATATGCTACTTTAAGTCTTTTACCTTTTGACAACTATACTAGTTGGACAATAGCTGGTGATAGTGGAACTACCACAGTAACCGCAGGACAAACAGTAACAATTGCTGGTCATTCAGTAACTGGTAAAGAAGGTATTGATACAGTAGAAAGCGCAAGAACAGTAAACCTTAACTTAGATCTTAATGAAATAACTACTGTAACTTCTATGGCTGTTGGAGAGTTCTTAGTTGGTGTTAATTCATCTGGTTCTAACGAAAAAATAACAATTAGTAACCTTCATTTAAATCAATTTGGTGATGCAGAAGGAACTATTGACATGGGTGGTAACAAAATTCTTGATGTTGCTGATCCTACTCTAGCACAAGACGCTGCAACAAAAGCTTACGTAGACGGACTTGTTTCTGGAGGATTAACATTTAAAGGAACATTTAGAGCTGATAGCGGTTTAATATTATCAGGTAGTAATAATGGTTCTTATCTATATAATTGTCCAGGTGGTGCAGGAACAAGAGTTGCTGTAGCTGTTGGAGATTATTATGTAGTAGCAACAGCTGGTGGTTCTTTCTATTGTTCAGGTGATACATTAGATATTGGTGATTCAATTATAGCTGTAAGCGCTGCTGGTGCTAACGCTTCTGTAGTTGGTGACTGGTCTGTAGTTCAATCTGACGAAGGTGTCACTGATTTATCAGCTACTTTTGGAACATATATTTCAGGTAATGATAAGTCAAGCGCTGTAGGTTCAGTTAATCTTGGAGGTATTGATTTATCTGCAAGTGGTACAGCTAGTAGTTCTACTTTCTTACGAGGAGATAATACTTGGGCAACTCCAGCAAATACAACTTACACAGCTGGTACAGGTTTAACCTTATCAGGTACTACATTTAACGCCAATGTTGATGGTACAAATACTGAAGCTGCTCAAAGTTCCACAACAACATCTGCTAGAACATATAAAGTACAAGTTGATGCTTCAGATAATTTAGTAGTTAATGTTCCATGGGTAAATACAAACTCTGGTGGTACTGTAACTACTGTAAGCGCTTCAACTGCTGGTGACGCGTTAGATGTAGCTGTTACAAATGCTACAACTACACCGGCAATAGCATTAACATGGGCTGGTTCTTCATCTCAGTATATAGATGGTGAAGGTAACTTAACAACGTTCCCAACTATACCACAAGGGGATGTAACTGGTGTTAGCGCATCAACTTCAAATTCTTTATTAGGTATTAATGTTGCAAGTGGATCAGGACCAGTTCCTGTAGTTGGACTTAATATAAATGGTTTAACTGAAGCTTCAGTAGATATAACAGATGATGATTTTGTGGTTGTTTACGATGCTAGTTCTGGTACAAATATAAAAACTAAAGTACGAAACTTAGTAGATCCAGTTCATTATAAAGAGACAATAACAAGTTTTGGAACTGTAACTCACAACTTAGGATCATATGATGTATCAGTACAGTTATATGACAATACAACTAAAGAAACTGTTTATGCTTGTGTAGATAGAACATCTACAAATGCTGTAGCAATATCTGGTAACTCTTTCCCAGCTGGTGATATAAGAGTACTAGTTTCTCTAGTGTAAATAAAATTTAATAATCAACATTCATGGCAATAAACTATTGTAATCAAGACATAAAAGGTACGTTAACTACCACTGGAACTATAACATCTGGTGGTAGTATATATGTACCAGATTATATAATTCATACAGGAGATGCTGATACGAAAATTGGTTTCAATACTAATGACAATGTAGAAATAAGAGTTGGAGGTAATTTACAAATAAGCGCAAGCTCAAGTAGAGCTTATTTAAGGTATCAAGGTAGTAATAAATTACAAACTGATAGCGCTGGTATTAATGTAACTGGAAAAATTACAGCAACTGGAAATATAGTTTTAGATGACGGTAGTGGTGCTTCACCTAATATACAATTTCAAAATGAAGATGATGATTCTTGGTATATTTACAATGATTCAAATGGTAAATTTCAAGTTCAACAGTCTGGTACTATTAGAGCTACTTTTAGTAGCAGTGATTTAGAACTAACTAATGATTTAAAAGTAAGTGGTGGTGGTATAACATTATTAGGTACTGGTAGAATACAAGGTATTGATACAGTATCTTCAGGAACAGACGCTGCTAGTAAAACATATGTAGACAACGCTGTGTCAGGCGCTGGTTCAGGTACTTATTTACCTTTAGCTGGTGGAACAATGACAGGTGATATTGCTATGGGCGATAATGATATTACAGGTCTTAATAAAATAACATATACAGATGGTATAGAATTATTTGGAGCTACTAATAATAATTATTTAACATTTAAATCATTAAGTGCTAACAATGGAGGTATATTATTTCAAGATGGCGATAGCACTGTACAGGGTTATTTATATTATGATGGAGGCGCTACCTCTGCAATTGGTTTTTTAAGTGGCGCAGGAGAATGGGCTGTAAGATGTATAGAAAATGATGCTGTAGAGTTAAGATATGATAACAGTATAAAATTAACTACTGCAAGTGGAGGTGTTAGTATAACGGGAGATGTTATGCTAGATGATGATGAAATGATAACATGGGGTGGAAACTCTATATTACAACATACAGGATCTCACACATATATTGGAGATAATAGTTCTGGATCTGTAATTAGTATTACTGGTGGCTATACAACTTTGAGTGGTGGTATACAAGCAACAAACACATTGTTTAGTGGAACAATGAATATAGCTGGTGGTATCTATCACATAGGTGATACTGATACTTTCTTTGGTTTTATTGGAGGCGCTAATACGTGGAGTGTTTCAACTGGTGGTAGTACAAGATTAGATGTTAACGATGCAGGTGTAAGGTTTGGTGGCGCAGGCGCTAGAATTGTCACAGTTAAAGACGAAGATGATATGGCTGCTAACAGTAATGTAGCGCTAGCAACTCAACAAAGTATTAAAGCATATGTTGATAATAAAGTAACAGGAGTATTAACATATCAAGGAACATGGAACGCTGATACAAACTCACCAACATTAAGTAGTGGATCTGGAACCCCAGGTTATTACTATATTGTATCAGTTGCAGGTAGTACAAATTTAGATGGTATTACAGACTGGGCTGTAGGTGACTGGGCAGTATTCTCAGATCAAGCTACAGATGCTTGGCAAAAAATAGATAACACAGCTGTAGGTAACGTAAGTGGATCAGGTGCTAATAATAGATTAACACTATGGAGTGGAACAAGTACTGTAGATTCTGATTCTAATTTCTATATGTCAGGAACAACATTATATGCTCCAAATTTATCTAATACATCAGGTGATCTTAGCATTAGCTCTGTAGCTGCTACGACAATTGATTCTACAGGTGATGTAACTATAGATGCAGGTGGTGGAGATATTATACTAAGTGATGATGGTGTAGTAACAGGAACATTTAGTATTAATAACGAACATTTAGATATACGTTCTAGAATTAGTAACAGAGACATAAACTTTAAAGGTAGCGATGCTGGTAGTGAAATAACAGCTCTAACATTAGATATGTCAGCAGCTGGTGCTGCTACATTTAATGCAGGTGGAAATTTTTCAGGCAACGTAACAGCTCCTGCTTTTTATGTTTCAGGTAGCGCTGGTAGTAATTATCTTGATGTTATAAGTAATGATTTGTATATTGTTGCAAATCAAAAAAATATTTTATATTCAGGCAATGCAGAAACTTTAAGATTAGAAACTACAGGTCAAGTAGAGTTTGATAAGTATGGTTCACAAACTTTTACAGGTACTTCTGCATCATACTTAATTGCAACATCTGCAGGTGATATAATAGAAAAAACTCCGGCTCAAGTATTATCTGATATAGGCGCTGCATCTTCTGGTTCATTAGGTAGTTACTTACCACTTGCTGGTGGTACAATGACTGGTGATATTACAATAAATGATGATGTAGGTGTATTATTTGGCAGTGGTGGTGATTCATTTATAAAACATACAGGTGCTAACATGTCTATATATAACGACACTGGTCATATGTATATGGTTAATAGAGCTAACGATAAAAATATATATTTTCAATCTGATGATGGTTCAGGAGGTACAACTACATATTTTAGAGTAGATGGAGCTGGTGAAAATGTTCAATATGCTAAAAATCTTTTATTATACGACAATGTAAACTTACTAGTAGGTAGTGGCGGAGATTTACAAATGTATCATAACGGCTCAACAAGTTATATTAGGAATAACACTGGAACATTAGAAATAAGAAATCAAACATCAGGTGCTTCAGATGTTTATTTCAAAACAACAACAAGTGCTCCATCTTTAGATACATTTATTATATTAGACGGTAGTGCTGAACAAACACAGTTTACTAAAAATACTGAACATCAAGATGGTGTAAAAGCTTTATTTGGTACAGGTTCAGATATGGAAGTATTTCATAATGGTAGTCAAGCGTATATAGAAAATTATACTGGTACAATGAACTTTACACAGCATGTTAATGATGGATACATACGATTTAAATGTGATGATGGTTCTGGTGGTACTGCAACTTATTTAATGTTAAATGGTAGTATAACATCAATAATAGCTTATAAAGATTTCTTATTCGGAGCAGATTCAATTTACGCAAAATGGGGTGCTTCTCAAGATTTAATTATAGGGCACGATGGTTCTAATAGTAAGATAGAAAATTATACCGGTCATTTAAATATTCTTCAAAATGCAAATGATAAAGATATAACATTTCAATGTGATGATGGATCTGGTGGATTAACTACATATTTAACTATTGATGGTGGTAATGAAGATATTGATTTTTCAAAAAGCCCACATCTTTTAGATAGTGTTACACTTAAAATAGGTAGCGCATCTGGTGGAGATTTACAGTTATATCACAACGGTTCTCATTCATTAATATCTAATCAAACTGGGAATTTATATATTAGAAATCAAACAAATGGTGGGGATATTTTATTCCAAGCTGACGATGGAAGTGGTGGTGACACTACATATTTTTATTTAAATGGTGATGATACAAATACCAACTTTCAATTAGATACATTACATCCTGACAATGTAAAAGCTAAGTTTGGTACAAGTGCGGATTTAAGAATTTATCACAATGGTTCTCATAGTTTTATTCAAGATACAGGAACAGGTGATTTAAGATTATTAGGTAATACTATTAGATTACAAAGTACTACTGAGGAGAATATGTTAATAGCTTCTCAAGATGCTGCTGTTTCTCTTTATTACGACAATAGTAAAAAGTTTGAAACAACAAGTGCTGGAGTAGAAGTAACTGGAAAACAAACTATAAGTACTATTAATGAAGTAAGTTCTGATACAGATAAATTTCTTATGTCAGATTCTGGTGAAATTAAATATGTTACAGGAGCAAATTTAAAATCTTATATTGGAGCTGGCGCTGGTACTGTAACCAGTGTTTCTGTAGGTACTGGTTTAGATATAACTAACTCTACAACCACACCTAATATAACAATGGATTTAACAGAGCTTACATTAGGTAATGGTATAGATTCAACAGCAACTGGTCTTAGTTTAGATTTTAGTGAGTTTGGTACAGCAACAACAGATGAGGTTACAAGTTTTATAGTTTATAACGCTGGTGATAGTCAAGAAGAAAGATTACTTTTAGCAGATGTACACGATATAGATGCTTATTGGAAATATACACCAGTTGTATTTAATGGGGCTTTTAATGATGGTACTAGTAGTACAAGTACTTTTTATATTCCAATTGCTGGTTCTACTACTGAAACAACTTCAAACCAAGAATATCAGTTTGCAGCAATGCCTTTTGCAGGAAGAATAAGAACGTTGATGATGCAAAATACAGGAACAACTCCAACTACTACTAATTCAACAAGAATGAAAATATATAAAAATGGATCACTAGCTTACACAACTAGTTATCAAGTTCCAACAAATGGTGGTAGTGTTGGTGCATATATTTTATTTGACAATAACACATCGTATACATTTGCAGCTGGAGATAGAATACAGTTTGCATATAACAAACAATTTACATCAGATTATTGGAGAGATGTGGCGTTTACTGCAGTAGTAGAATTCCAGCAAATGTAAACTTGGTGAAAAACGAGTAATAATAAAAACATACCCTGCTCGGGTAGAGCAATAAACCAAATATAAACTTAAAACCAAAAACTATGACGTTTTATTACCAGACTCAGTCGTGGACTAGTCGCCCACAAATTTCAGAAGAAACCCTTAACCTTTGGAAACATCTCTCAGAAAAGAAAAACTGGAGAATAACCCAATTACCTAACGGTTTTTATCAAACTGAATACCAAGATCCCAATGAAGATACTTGGCACGACGTAACTCGTAGAGAAACTATTGAAGGAGCAGAACAAGCTATTGATGGATCAGTAGAACATTATGCTAAAAAAGTAGAGTTCTTAAAAGGTCCTAAAGTCGTGAAAACTTTTAAATAAATTTTAAATTAAATTAAATTATGTCTAATGCAATTGTAAAAAATCTTAACTTCGGAAACGAAGCTAGGGAAAATGTATTTAAAGGTATAATTAAACTTACACAAGCTGTTAGCTCCACTTTAGGAGCTAGCGGTAAGTGTGTAATGTTAGAAGATGCAACAGGTAAACCAATTATAACTAAAGATGGTGTAACTGTAGCTGATTCAATTATACTAAGAGATCCAGTAGAAAACATGGGCGCTACATTATTAAAAGAAGCAGCTCGTAAAACAGTAAAAGAAGCAGGTGATGGCACAACCACTGCTACAATATTAGCACATGCTATATTGAATGAAGCTTATAAAGTTTCAGATAAAAGTAATTCTAGAGAATTAAAAGATGGAATTAATAGTGCTGTTGAAAAAGTAGTTGAATATCTAGAATCTATAGCTGTTCCAGTAAAAGGTAACATGATAGATCAAATAGCTACAATATCAACTAACAATGATAAAAAATTAGGAGAAATTATTGCTAATGCTTTTAGGTCAGTAGATAACACAGGTGTTGTTATGATGGAAGTTTCACCATCAGGTAAAACAGAAGTTGAGGTTATTGAAGGAGTTCAATATGATAAAGGATTAACAAATTCTCATTTTATAACAAATAAGCAGAATAAAACTGCTGAATTAGAAAACCCATTAGTATTATTGGTTGAATCACCTATTGAAACTATAAGACAAATTCAATCGGTGCTAGAGTACGTAATAAAAAACAATAAACCTTTGCTTATTATAGGCGATTTAGAACAAGGTGTTTTATCAGCTCTAGCAATGAATAAAATGAAGGGTAATATAAAGATAAACGTTATTGATGCACCTACATATGGTATTAATAAAAAACAAACATTAGATGATTTATCTTTATTAACAGGCGCAACTATTGTAAATGAAGATTTAGGTGATGACATGGACTTAATACAAGTGGAATATTTAGGTTCTTGTTTAAAAAGTGTTACATCACACTCTGAAACAATTTTACAAGTAGCTGATACTTCTAACGAAGTAAAAGAAGTAATACATAGTATAAAAACAAAACTTCAACAAGACAATCCTAGTCATGAGGTTATAAAGCTAGAAAAAAGATTAGCAATGTTAGCAGCAAAAATAGCTGTAGTTAAAGTAGGTGCAAATTCTGATATAGAGTTAAAAGAAAAACAAGATAGAGTAGAAGATGCTATATGTGCTACTAAAGCAGCTATAAAAGAAGGTATTGTTCCAGGTGGTGGAGTTGCTTTATTAAATGCAGCTATGAAACTAAAAGATAAAAATCAAGGTGAAACTGTTTTAGGAAAAGCCATATTATCTCCATATAAAACAATACTAGATAACGCTGGTTATGAAGGATACAGAATAGCTGGTGAAGATGGAAATGGTATTGATGTAGTTACAGGAAATATGGTAAATATGATTGATGCTGGGATTATAGATCCTTTGTTAGTTACAAAAAGTGCTTTAAAAAACGCGGCTAGTGTAGCAACAACAATATTGTCAACCGATTGTGTAATTAATAATTTAAGAATCGATGAAGGCAGTAGGTAGAAATCTAATAATTAAAAAAGTAAAAGAAGGAACCACCAAAACAAAAGGTGGTTTGCTTCTTGCAGAAACTCATCGAGATGACATTAGATATGTAGAAGCTAGTGTTGTATCTTCAGGTGAAGAAATTAAAGGAATAAAAGAAGGTTCAAAAATATTTTTTGATAGACATGCTGGTCATAAAATAGAAATAGAAAAACAAACCTATCATGTTATAAAAGTTCAGGATGTAGTTGTTGTATTATGAGATTAAGCGCTAGTGATCTTAAAGATTTACAAATTCTTAAACATTATAGAATAATTAGAAAATGGGCTTGTAAAAATAATGGTTTAACAGATGCTGATTTAGAAGTTTTAATATATCTTGATTGCATGGATCTTTTTACTAAACATGATTTTGAACAAGGTGTTTATTCTTATAGTTGGGATAATAGAAGATGGAATAGATTAATTTCAAATGGTTGGATAGTTGTATGGAGACATAGAAACAGAACAACTCAAAAATATAACATATATAAAGTTTCATTTAAGTGTAAACAACTTATTATGAGAATGTATAAAATTATGTTAGGCGAAGAAAATATACCAACAAGTGCAAGAAGAAATAAATTAATAAAAGGTAATAGCTATACAGATAAAGTATTAACAAAAGCTATTTATAATGTAAATAAAGATAAAACAAGATGAGTAAAAGTCCGTTAAAATTTTTCAATAATTTAGCTGCAAGTCTGGGTGGTAACGCCTTATCAACTCTAGCGCAAAGAATAAAAAATAGAGCTGGAAGAAATAGTGGTGGTGGTAATCACGGCCAAATCATGTCTAAATTAAATGAAATTAGTAATAAATTAAGCGGTGGTGCTAATACTACTTCACCAGCACCAACAACTCCAGCTACAGGTGGAACTCCTGGTTTACAAAATAATATGGACGACGTACAACCAACAATGATAGATCCAACACAAGTAGATGAATCAATGATGGGTAATAACGCGGTTATTAATAGAGGTGGAAGCGCGTTAAATAAAGTCAAGAAGTATAAAGGTAAATGTAAAATTAAAAAACCATATAAAAAATAAAGTTATGCATCATAAAAAATATGATCCTTCAATGGAAAAATTAAAGCCAGGAACTAAAGTTGGTATAGTAGGTGAGTCTCATATATGGGACGGTCCACTAGATCAAGAAGGTAGACTACACGGTGTAGGTTCTAGTTCAGGTATTACTGGTAAACAAGTTTTAAAAGCTCCTACTTATTACAAAGGTATGCCAATAACACAATGTGCTAAAGTATATAAAAAATGAGGTCGCCATTTTATAAAGAAGGATTTCCTGAAATAAAAAAGGAAAACAAAGGAAAATTTACAGCTTGGGCTAAGAAAAACGGATTTAAAGACGCTTGTTCTGCGGCAGATGCTGTTATGAGTAAAAAAGATAATTATAGTGACGAAGTAGTTAAAATGGCAAACTATGCTAAAAACTTCGGTTGCGCAGCTAAATAAAAAAAACATGAGAAGTAAATCACCATTTAAACAAGATAAATGTACTACTGCCTGGGCAAAGTGGGAAGAAGGGTATAGAAAAGTAGGTAAAGATAAACCCGAAGAAAAATTTAAAGGTCGCTCTGAGATGGAAGTTGAAAGAGGAGAATTTGAGTGTAGAGACGGTAAAATCAAGTTGAAAAAGACTGATGATGCTGAAAGACCAATTGAAACTAAAAAAGAAGAAGAAAGTCCAGCTAAAAAAGTATTTTCAGTAAGCGTAGGACCAAAACATAAATACTAAAACTATGAGTTCACCATTCCAAAAACAATTTAGTTCCAAATCTCCACTTAACGAGTTAAAAAGAGGAGAAGCTGGCTTTGAACAAGATCCTCAAGAAGCTAGGTTTGAAAGAATGTCTGACCAAATGGAGAGACAAAAAGAAACAGATAGCAAACCATTGAGTAAAGAGGAAAGCAAAAGACTACACGCTGTATCTTCTATTAATTATGATAAAGTTGTTTCATCTGGTGGTGTAGATTTAGGTATAATTAAAAATAAAAATAAATAATGAGTTCACCATTTCAAAGAGCGTTTAGTAGCAAAAGTCCATTAAACGAGCATAAAAAAATCCAAAGGCAAATAAACATGCTTAGAAAAAATCCTGAAAGAGCTGAAAGAAAAGGATTAAGTTCAGAAGGACAAGGAGGTATTGATTTTGAAAAAATATCTCAATTAGAAGCTAAACTTGCAGATGCTAAAGAAGCTCATAATAAAAATAGAACTGAAGAAGAAAGTTCTCAAGTTAGAGAAGATGAAGATGCTGCTCAAGGATCTGCTGCTGAAATGCGTAGTCCTTTAAACGGTAGTTATACTAGTCCTGCGGGTGAACCATATGTATCACATGTAGGAATGATACAACAAGCTGCTGGCGCTATTCAAGGAGCTTTAGATTCTTATATGAATGAAAGCGAAGCTAATAAAGCAAAAAGATTATCAGCTAGAGCACAAGGGAGAATGAATAGACTTGATCATTCAGGTGTTCAAAAATATGAAAAAGACGGTAAACTAGTAGAGCTTAAAGAAAGTGATTTTTATGATAATATTAAAACAGCTACTGAGGATCAAAAGAAAGCCTTTGCAGATGCTAAAGCAAATGCTAGTTTTTATAATCAAGATGATGTAAATATAGATCATATAATGAATAAAACAGCTGATATACAAAATAGAGCTATTACAGCTGGGCAAAACGCAACTGCGCAAGCTACTGCTGAAAAAGATGCTGAAATCGAAGAACTTAAAAAGAAAATAGAATTATTAAAAAAATAACTAAAAATGGGACATAAAGGACATTGGGGCGAATATACTGGTAACGCAAAATGGTCAAAAGATCACGCTCACACAAAAGTTACTGACAGTAATTATAAAGCTTCAGAAAAAGACGATGCTGCTCATATTGATTACTTAAAAAGAGATATTAAAGACGATCAAAAATTTCATGTTAAAGATAAAGATGAAAAGCAAACAGCTGATGAAAAACATATATCTAAACTAGCAGGGGATATGAAGTATGATAAAGAACATCATGGTTCACCAGCTAAAAATGTAGGTATGGTACAAGACCGTGTGTTAAAAGCAAGACGTCTAGCTGCTGATGCACAAAATTATGCATATGAAGATGATGGTTATATACATGATCCAAAATTTACACCAGGTCAAACATTTGGCTATGAAGATTATAGAGCGCCAGGTGGTTATGAATATGAAAACCTACAAGCAATGGCTAGACATGCTGATATGAGAAATAGATTAGGTTATGATACTACTATGCAAAAAGAAGAAATAGATATGATGAAAATGGATGACATGCCTATTGAACCAACTGGACATGATGACTCAATGTTTAAACAATAATATAACAACTAATAAAAATTAAAAAAATGGCTTATAACGACGATCCAATAATGAACCAAAATAAAGGTTACGGACAAGAATCAGTAAAACAAGAAAGACATAATTTAATGAACGATAACCCAGTAGCGAAAGATGCTAGTGGTGGAAGAGATGGTTCATGGATGTCTAAACACTCACAATCACGAATGGGAGGTGGCTCACCTTTAAAAGCTGCTAAACCAAAACCAGATTTTATAGATGCAGATGGTGATGGCGACAGAAAAGAGTCAATGAGAAAAGCTCTTCAAGAGAAAAAAGAACAGTAGGGAACTGTAAAACCCAAGTCAAACAATAACAATAACAACAACAAAAACAACAACAAAAATGGCAAAATTTATTAAATTTAAAATTTCTAACGGTACTACTTTAGCTGCTGGTGGAAACTATGCAAGAGACGTACTCGTTAATATCGACGATATTGAAAACGTAGCTGATGCTGTAAATGGTGGTGTTTACACTGCAATTGTAACACTAAAAGGTATTGTAGGATTAGAAGCTGGTCATGCTAATGGCGCTACTGTTCCTGCTGGTACTATTGGTGGTAGAATACTTACTTTACGTGTATCTACTTCTGCTACTGCTGCTGCAAACCCAACTGCTATTACAGTAAGTGGAAACATGCCTTCACAAGCTATTATTAAAGCAATGACTGCTAACCCAGGTGGTGTAGCTGCTACTGCTCAACTAGGTTTAGATGGTGGTGGTGTAAGAGGAACTGATGAGCAAATGTACTGGGATAGTGCAGTATTTAGTTCTGATAACACTTTATAAACTAAATTATGAAATCAAAAGGTTTAGGCGACGATATAGAAAAGTTTACTAAAGCTACTGGTATCAAAAAAATGGTAGACACAATGAGCAAGGGACTTAATATCCCTTGCGGTTGTGCTGCTAGAAAGGGAGCATTAAATAAAATGTTTCCATATAAAAATTAAAATATGGCTTTTAAACTAGGACCACCACCTTACACTAAAAAAACTCCTGTATATCATGTACCAATGGAAGAAGGCGTAATGGGTAAAGCTAATAATAATGGAACAATTATTATAAATAAAGACGTGGATCCTGAGCAAGCTAAAAAAGTTATTGCTCATGAAGAAGTTCATATTGACCAAATGCAAAGAGGCGATTTAAATTATGATGATGATAATGTTTATTGGAAAGGAAAAGTATTTCCAAGAGACAAAATGAATGAAGGTGACTCAGCGTTACCTTGGGAAGATGAAGCATATAAAAAAGTACCTAATGAGTAAAAAGAAATTTAAAGATACAACTGTTGGACAATTATTGTTTGGAGCAGCTTCTGTAATAAATCCTACATTAGGAAATGTATTACAAGGCGTAACTTCACCAAAAGAGGCTATTGAAGCCATTACTAAAGCCGATGCTCCTGCTGAGGATAAGGTAAAATTACAACAAATAATATACGAACAACAAACAAAAGAAATTGAAGCTATCACATCAAGATGGCAAGCAGACTCTATGTCAGATTCATGGATGTCAAAAAACGTGCGTCCACTAGTATTAGTGTGGTGTATTTGTATATTTTCATTAGCTGGTATTTTAGACAGTGTTGAAACTATACCGTTTCATATAAATGAATTATGGAACGACACTTTCGAGAAGGTTATGATGGCGGTTGTCCTAGCCTATTTCGGAGGACGAACGACAGAAAAAGCAAGTAATATATTTAAACAAAAATAAAAAACAAAAACATGGGATATTTTAGCAGAGCAAAAGCTATAACAAAAAGCGATACAATAAATCCTCTTCCAGCATGGGAATTTATGAATCAAACTGGAACTTTAGGTACAAACCTTAAAGGTTCTTTAATTTATGTTGGAGGTGCAGGAGATGTTAATGTTATCCCTGCAGGAACAGAAGGTGCACAAAATACAGTAGTTGCCTTAACAGTATCTGATGGAGGTAGTGGATATACTGCTGCAAATAATGTAGCTACCACAACAACTGGTAATGGTTCAGGTTTAACAGTTAATACAACTGTTGTTGCTGGTGCAGTTACAGCGGTTGCTATAGGTAACAGTGCTGGTACTGGATATAAAGTAGGAGATACAATAACAATTTCTGGTGGTGGAGCTGATGCTACTTTAACAGTAGATGAAGTATTAAGTTTAGCACCTGTAGTAGGTGATGGAGTTGAATTTGCTGGATTAGATGCTGGAGATATTATACCTATATATGTTGACTATGTATTAAGCACAAACACTACTGCTACATTGTTAGTAGCTGGTAGAGAATCATCTTTAGGGTAAATACCTGATATACAGGTGACTATATAACTAAGAATATATATTAACAAATTAAATTAAATTAAAATTATGAGTAAAGAAGTTAAAAAAATTACTGACGAACAGTTAGAAAAAGTAAACAAACAACAAACTGAACTTAGTGAATTACTAAGATCATTAGGTGTATTAGATGTTCAAAAGAATAACGTACATCAAAAAATTAATGATCTTTCTAAAGTCATTGAAGAAACTAAAAAAGAATTAGAGGAAGAGTATGGTTCTGTCAATATTGATTTAAAAGACGGATCATATACTGACATTGAAAAAGAAGATGCAAAGTAATATTAGAAAAATCAGTATTGGATCTGATTATAAAAATGACGCTATGCATTATGCTATTGGCCAAAACGTTTATGGTGGTCATGAAATAGCGTATATTATATTTGATGATTCTGATAATTCTTATAATATTTATATAAAGAAAAACAGCGAGGTATTGCCGTGGAAAAAATTTAATTCTAACATGGCTATATCCGTTGAGTATGATTTAGAATATTAATGAAAAGTTTATATGATTTTATTATACAACCTTTAGGTGATAAATATAGTAATACAGTAAAAATTGGTGGTAAAGATGTTATTGTAAATACTAAAATTGAAAACTGGAAGTTTGTAAATAGATTAGCTATAGTACAAGAAACTCCTTTAGCTTTTGAAACTAAAATTAAAAAAGGAGATATTGTAGTTATTCATCAAAATGTTTTTAGAACTTTTTATGATATAAGAGGCGAAAAAAAGAAAAGTAGATCTTATTTTAAAGATGATTTATATTTTTGCGCTATAGATCAATTATATTTATATAAAAATTCAGAAGGTTGGCATAGTTTTGGCGATAGATGCTTCATTAAGCCAATAAAAAATATTGATGATCTAACGTTAGATAAAGAGCAGGAGCTTATCGGTATACTAAAATACGGTAATAACTCCTTAAACGCACTTAATATTAACCCAGGAGACCTAGTAGGTTATACACCAAACGGTGAGTGGGAGTTTTTAATTGAAGGTGAGCGTTTATATTGTATGAAATCAAATGATATTGTTATAAAGTATGAGCACAAAGGAAACGAAGAAGAATATAATCCAAGCTGGGCGAGTAGCAGTTAAAGAGTTAATTAAAGTTGCTAAAGAGCCAATTATAGATTTTGGACCAGACATTTCAGCGGATAGATTAAAAAATGCCGCAGCTACAAAAAAACTAGCAATATTTGATGCTTTTGAAATATTAAGTAGAATACAAGAAGAGCAAGACATGTTAGATGATAAACCAAAAGAAAACAAGAAGCAAAGCAATTTTAAAGGTTTTGCGGAAGGGAGATCTAAGTAATGTACGAGCAAAGTTTATATAAAGTTTTAGATAACTACATAAAACCTAAAGTACTTAAAGATTTTAATAGATTAAAAAAGTGGAAGTACGGTTACAATGAAGATCATGATATGATAGTTATTAGTAAAGATGGTACTGTAGGTGAAGTATATGAAATACAAAATCTTAAAATAGCTTTACCTAAAGCAAAAAATGTTCATAAATTTGAAAAAAATACATGGACAAAATTTGAATATCCAAAAATTTTAAGTAAAATAAAAACTGTTTTTGACTGGAAACAATACCCACAAGATTTTAAAGAAAAGTGGTATGATTATATAGATACAGAATTTACAAGAAGAGAAGATGGTTTTTGGTTTTATAATAAAAATAAAGCAACTTATTTAACAGGTACGCATTACATGTATTTACAATGGAGTAAAATAGATGTTGGTGCTCCAGATTATAGAGAGGCAAATAGATTATTTTTTATATTTTGGGAAGCTTGTAAAGCCGATTATAGATCATACGGTATGTGTTATTTAAAAAATAGACGTTCTGGTTTTTCATTTATGGCTTCAGGTGAATCAGTTAATTTAGCAACAATATCAAGTGATAGTAGATATGGTATATTATCAAAGTCAGGTGCTGATGCAAAAAAAATGTTTACTGATAAAGTAGTTCCTATATCGGTTAATTATCCTTTCTTTTTTAAACCTACACAAGATGGTATGGATCGTCCTAAAACAGAGTTAGCTTATCGTGTACCAGCTAGTAAGTTTACACGTAGAAAACTAACAGCTATAGATGATTTAGATGAAGAATTAAAAGGATTAGATACTACAATTGACTGGAAAAATACAGGTGATAACGCTTATGATGGTGAAAAATTAAAATTATTAGTTCATGATGAAAGTGGTAAATGGGAAAAACCTAATAATATTTTAAATAATTGGCGTGTAACTAAAACTACTTTAAGATTAGGTAGTAGAATTATTGGTAAATGTATGATGGGTTCAACATCTAATGCATTAGACAAAGGTGGTAGAAATTTTAAAAAACTATATGATGATTCAGATGTTACAAAAAGAAACAGCAACGGACAGACTCGCTCAGGACTCTATTCTTTATTCATTCCTATGGAATGGAATTACGAAGGATACATTGATTCTTACGGAATGCCTGTATTCGAGACCCCATCAAAAAAAGTGTGTGGACCTCATGGAACGCCAATTAAGCTCGGGGTTATTGAGTACTGGGATAACGAAGTGGAGGGTTTAAAAGATGATCAAGATGCTTTAAACGAATTTTATAGACAATTTCCACGAACAACAAAACACGCTTTTAGAGATGAATCTAAATCATCTTTATTTAATCTTACAAAAATATACGAACAAATAGACTTTAATGAAGATTTAAAAAATTCATTAGGTGTTACACAAGGTAGTTTTCAATGGGAAAATGGACACAAAGACACAAGAGTTATTTTTATACCAAACAAACAAGGTAGGTTTTATGTAACTTGGGTTCCACCAGTAGAACTACAAAATAAAAGATATTTAAAAAATGGAATAAATTATCCAGGTAACGAGCATTGTGGTGCTTTTGGATGTGATCCATATGATATATCAGGAACAGTAGATAAAAGAGGTTCCAATGGATCTTTACATGGTTTAACTAAATTTAGCATGGAAGAAGTTCCACCTAATCATTTCTTTTTAGAATACATAGCTAGACCACAAACAGCTGAAATATTTTTTGAAGATGTATTAATGGCATGTGTATTTTATGGTATGCCAATATTAGCAGAAAACAACAAACCAAGATTACTTTATTATTTTAAACGTAGAGGTTATAGAGGTTTTGCTATGAATAGACCAGATAAAAGAAGAAATAAATTATCTGTAACAGAAAGAGAAATAGGTGGTATACCTAATTCAAGCGAAGATATTAAACAAGCTCATGCATCTGCAATAGAAACTTACGTAGAACATTATGTAGGATTAAAAGAAGCAGGTTATGGGGATATGTATTTTCAAAGAACACTAGAAGACTGGGCTAGATTTGACATAAATAATAGAACAACTCATGATGCTTCTATTAGCTCTGGACTTGCTTTAATGGCTTGTAATAAACACAGGTATTCACCTGTAAATAAAAGAGAGTTAAAACCAGTTGATTTAGGTATAAAAAAATACAATAATAAAGGAACTTTATCAAAAATTATAAATTAATGAATATATATACTAATACCAATAGTGCTTTCCCTAGTCAAGTAGTGAGTGATGCTGAAAAAGCTAGTATTGAATATGGGAGTCAGGTTGCTATGGCTATTGAATATGAGTGGTTTAAATCAGGAAGAACTCAAGGTAATAGATATTTAACTAACTGGAATCAGTTTCACCAATTAAGACTGTATGCTCGTGGAGAACAAAGTATACAAAAATATAAAGATGAATTATCTATAAATGGTGATTTGTCTTATCTTAATTTAGACTGGCAACCAGTTCCTATATTATCTAAATTTGTAGATATAGTAGTAAATGGTATATCTGCAAAAACATATGACATAAAAGCTTTTGCTCAAGATCCATCTTCTATAAAGAAAAGAACTGAATATGCTTCTAAGATTCAAGAAGATATGCTTGCTAAACAATATCTTGATTCGTTAAAAAATTCATTACAAATAGATTTATATCAAAGCAAAAGTCCTGAGTTATTACCAGAAACTCCTGAAGAATTAGAACTTCACATGCAGTTATCTTATAAGCAAAGTATAGAAATAGCTGAAGAAGAAGCTATAACATCTGTTATGGATCACAACAAATATGACTTAACAAAGCGAAGATTAAACATGGACTTGGCTGTGTGTGGTATTGCAGCGTGTAAAACAAACTTTAATACAGCTGAAGGAATAACAGTTGATTATGTAGATCCAGCTTATATGGTATATTCATATACAGAAGATCCTAACTTTGAAGATATATATTACGTTGGTGAAATTAAAGCTATAACTATACCAGAACTTAAAAAAGAGTTTCCAAATATATCAAATGAAGAATTAGAAAGAATACAAAAAATGCCTGGAAATAGAAATTATATTACAGGTTGGGGTGGTTATGATGAAAATACTGTACAAGTAATGTATTTTGATTATAAAACTTATCATAATCAAGTATTTAAAATAAAACAAACAGATCAAGGATTAGAAAAAGCATTAGAAAAACCTGATACTTTTAATCCTCCAGCTAATGATGGTTTTGAAAGAGTTAGTAGAAGTATAGAGGTTTTATATAGTGGAGCTAAAGTATTAGGAACAGACACTATGTTAAAATGGGAGTTAGCAGAAAACATGTCTAGACCAGTATCAGATACTACAAAAGTAGAAATGAATTATGCTATATGTGCACCACGTATGTATAAAGGTAGAATAGAATCACTTGTAAGTAAATGTATTGGTTTTGCTGATATGATACAGTTAACTCATTTAAAGTTACAACAAGTATTAGCTAAGATGGTACCAGATGGTGTTTACTTAGATATGGACGGACTTGCTGAAGTAGATCTAGGTAATGGAACTAATTATAATCCAGCAGAAGCACTAAACATGTATTTCCAAACAGGTAGTATTGTTGGTAGATCACTTACTCAAGACGGTGATATGAATCCTGGTAAAGTTCCTATTCAAGAATTAACATCTAGTTCTGGTCAAGGTAAAATACAAAGTTTAATATCCACATATCAATATTATTTACAAATGATAAGAGATGTGACCGGATTAAACGAAGCTAGAGATGGAAGCACACCTGATAAACAAACTTTAGTTGGTTTACAAAAAATGGCAGCTAATGCTTCTAATGTAGCTACTAGACATATAAAACAAGCTGGTCTATACATAACATTAAGAATAGCAGAAAATATTGCTTTAAAAATAGCAGATGCTTTATTATCCCT